CCAAAGCGGTCCTGGGCCAAATCTATCTTGGGATTGTTGTTGACAACAATTATAACTTACTTGCACAGGCAGAACCGAGGGCGGTGCTCAGCCCTTTCTCAGCGTGACGGTTCCAACCGAAACCGGTCTAAATGTACCTTTAGGCGAGAGCTGATTCGGTTGACTTTTTCAAATGTAAATGGTAACGGGACCGATTTGGATGCTTCAAAGTCACAAGTTCAAGCCGGTCCAACAAAGCAACCGATTTCGGTCCTGTGTGGATTTTGGCTGGAGAGAGGACCTGGCACCCTTTTTAAAGGAGCCCTCTGTACTAACATGTCAATTAGTCATAGGGGCGCGGAAATAAATCACACATACCATCAATTATGTTGAGTCTGGTTTTTAATTGAACATGCAACGCCTACAAACATATTTAGGAGGGTACACATGTATCCCACCTCTTCACACATTTTTACGCCTTCGCTTCACAGTCTTGTTTGTGTTAGAATTAGTAGACACCCTTTTATTAGTACCCCTTACGGTCCTTCTGTTCCTATTAAAGTGCATCATAAACTTTCTACCCAAGTTAAACTGTGATAAATCTGCAGAGAGCTTATCAGTCATGTCAACAGTCCAAAATTTATAATCTTTGTACATATCTTCCTCTGTGGAGGTATTTTGTTTTTGACAGGTGTGAGCCTGGTTTTGCAGAAACCTGTAGGTATCTGCCACAGAAGTACTTGGAGGATTTACTCCAAGATTCCATCTTTCTAAAATTTTGGGGTTCATTTGATGCAAAAGGGTAACAGTTTCTGGAGTAAGAGGTACTTTACAGAGTTCAACTATAAAGCTTATATCATACTGTTCACAGTGTCTGGTAAAGATATTAAAATTGCTGGAAGTGTAGTTTTCCATGTCTCCTGCATCTTCCTTTTTCACAGTTATATGAACACTAACCCCCCGAGTATTGTCAGCGGCCGTTATGAATAGATCATTAAACCATAGCATACCATTGTTAGCCCCTTGAGACTGTACTAGCCAATATGGCTTACTGAATATCTGGTTTGCACTGGAAACTAAAGACATGCTGGGAGAGCCATAATACATATGGCTGTCTATAGGACTGTGGCTGTGATCCTCAGTTTTGTAGTACAAACTTTCAGGCAGTGTTTCTTTAATAGTGCCTGCTTTATTGTTAAAATGTCTCAGATATAACTGCTCATGTCTAACCCAAAAAAAAAGTCTGTCCCCATAAGTATCCTGGGACATTCCTATAAAGTCTGGGTATTTACACTTTTCCTGTGTAATTTCCAAAGGTACACCTGATTTTGTTAACTGCAGGGCTGCAAAGTCAAAATTTCCATAGCCCATGTCTAGCATGTCTCCATCCTCAATCACAGTATGAAAAGGTTTTAAAGGTGGGCATTCTCCTTCTTTCACAGGCTCACTGGTACAAGTTTCTCCTATTCCCCAGTGCTCCCCCATACTGGGTTGGCTCCCCACTATTAAAAGCTGCATTTGTTTTCCATCTGACCCTACATTTTGTCTGTCATCAACTCCCTGAGTTCCTAAATACAGTCCTTGATTTTCTACATCATGAAACTTATTTGTCAGAGGATGTCCTGATACTCCTATTCCTAATGGACCTCCTCTGTCAACCTGCACTCCTGCTAAACCCCACACCAGTCTCTCAGTACTTGGGTCATAAAAGTCTTTGTCAGGAAAGGCAAACTGATTGGGATCTGGTAGTTTTAGTCTGAAAGTACGGTACTGTTGAGGGGAAACTTTAGGAATTCGTCCTCCACCGTCCAAAGTCACTTCATGCTGAGGATTTCCAACAGCCAGAAGTCTGTCACTTGAACCATGATAGAATATGCCAGTCCGTTGTACATAGTCGTCAGTGCTTAAAATCCTTGCCACAGGAGTTGCAGGATAAAAGTACTTATTTTTGCTTGGGACCCACACTGCCATCTGCAAAAATTAATAATAAACATTTCGTTTACGTTTTCTGCTTCTCCATAAGCTAGGCTCAAACAATTGCCAATAATCAAAGTAATTTGTGGGCTGCAAACTGCTTGGAATTAAAGGGGTTAAACCAGGAGTGGCAGGTTGGGAGGGAGAGATTGTATCTGTAGGATATTCCATTGGATAGTTTGTGGCGGGTGATTCAGATGTTGAATTGGGATAGTCCACGACTATACTAACAGCATTTTCTGCAACACTTTCATTGAAACTTGGCACTGAGATTATGGTTTGTTCCCGTTCATCTGACTGAATAATTAATCGTAAATTTTCACCAATTTCTTCAATATGATCTAGCAGAGCTGTTTCACTGTACTCTGAAGTTTCATCCAAAGTTTCTACTGAAGGGTCCCTCAATGAGATTAGTTCAAACTCTTCAGTGCCTTGACTATTAATAAAGGCTTCATCAGCACTAGTGGACCCCACAAAATCTGATATTTCAAATGGGGGCTGCTCTGCTACAGTGGGTTCGTTAATTGTACTGAGTTCTGTGTAATAGTGCACACTTGCCCCAATACTCAGTCCACTTCTTGTGTGGATAGTAGACTTAGTTCCTACTCTGCTTACAATCAGTCTGCCAGTTCTACCCCCTCTGCTGTAGTAGGGTCTACTTAATGTTTTTAAGTCTGAAAAGTCTGTGTAAGGAGCTGCTGCTATATCTTCTAAATCTCGTAAATCATCCTCAAAAATGGCTGTTGCATCCGGATCATATGCTGCATTTCCAAATGTTACCATTGAGGCTGGCCTGCTCAAAAATTCAGGCTCACTTACTGGGACCTGCTGAAAGTATCTTCCAAATCTATTAATAGGCCTTCCCTCAGCTTGTCTCACAAGAGGAGTGCTAGCATCAAAGGAAGTTTCCTCTACCTCTGTTGCAAAACTGTCACTAAATGTGTCACCTCTACTGAATACTGACAGTTCTATTTCTTCTGAGGTTTCAGCTGTGGAACCCACATAAACAGCATTAGTGTTTGGTTCAAACACAATATTTTCATTATGAGATGTGTTGATTGTACTAGGGTCAGGTGTGAAGGTAGGGTTTTGTACCACTGTTTCTGTTTCCCGCCCAGAGACTGTTACCCTCACTTCAGGAGTCACTTCTAAAATGGGAGGCCCAGTTTCATTAATAGCTGTGTCAGGGGCAACATCTATTACAGTGGGATCACCATTTATAGGTGTCAATTCAATTACACTGGGTCCAGCAGCATCTATCACACCTGAAGAGTCAATGGTACCCCCTACCTCAATTTCAGGGGCAATTGTTTCAACAGGAACAACAGGCCGTACTGTCACAGTTGGTCTGCCTCCTCCACTGGTGCCTCCAATAGGCCTGTACCCAAATCTGCCCCCTCCCCCCGCCCCTGTCCCTATAGATAGGCCTCCAAAGTATAAAAATGGGGAGAGAAAACGCAAAATTTTATCTGCAAGTGTGTTACCAGTGACTTTATTGTACACATCCTCTGGACAGTCACCAGTTGCACAGGTTTTAGCTAAGTCACTTACAGATGCACGCTTCACGCGTGAGCGTTTGTTAGTAGCCATAGCAGGTTAGTAGCAGTTACAGTTATAGCGAGCTAAAATTGCCTAAAAAGTATGTGATGGGACGGGGTAATGATACTGTGTCTAGGAAAGTCTGTCGCTGTGTAGAGTTCGTAAATGCTATAATCATTCTAGCATTTGCACCAGGTCCCCTTTCATCAGCCCAAGACCATGTTGTGGATATATGATTAAACAGTCCCCTGTGCCTCCTATTAAGCCTATACCTTAAGCACTTTAATGAGTTAGATGCCCCTCTTAATACTGCAATGGGTGGGTCAGCTGCGTCAGCAAGCAGTTGTATTAATCTCGACCGCCTCCTTCTTGGATTTTCTCGAGCTCCTCTTTCCACTTGTTGATGAGATCCTGGAGGGATCCTTCCGCCAGGTTGGAATCGGGCTTGTCGTCCGTCTTCCGCTCCAGAAGAAGATCTGGGTGATGATCTCTGCGCTTCTTGGGGAGCTGTGGCTTTTCTGATTCGTACAGATTTACGTCGTCGTCGGCTGGTGGTGGTGGAAGTAGCAGAAGATCCTGAAGAGTCGGGGGACCTGCGTGCAGTCTGGGCAGGCCGTCCTGCGGACCCCAGACAAGTGTCCACCGGCAGTTTATCTCCCCAAGGTTGGATCCCGGATCCAGTAGAAGGAGGACACCATTCGGAGGTGGAACTAACGGAGGCAACAGGAAAAAACACATCATTTTGATACCGCACTTCCCATTCTCCAGTGCTACCATAACGGGCTGCATCAGGTGCAAATCTTACGAAGTACACTTGAGACCTCCCCTCATAGTAAAAGCAGCCATCATAGTTAACGTGTCCTGTGGTTTTTTCCCAACCACTTTCAGTTTGATAATATATGTCTTTCCAATTTGTGTAAGTCATGACATTTTCAGGATCTCCATCAAATAACACTTCAACAGTCACTCCATGTTTTTTAAAACAGTCTTTGGGAGGGGTTTCAAGCATTTCAATACTTGTTTCAGACAGTGTCCAAGGTTCTGAGCTATATTCTGATTTTGCCAAGCTTTCCAAAAGCAATTCCATGCGAATTGCTTCTTTTGCTTTAGCCTGAGACACCTGCAGGGTAGGCACAGAGCTTAGCCCCAGTCTATAGATATCATGTTTTCTTGCAAAATGTAACATTACATATTCTTTTCTCAATAATTTCCAATGTCTAATTTGGTCCTCAAGTCTATTTGAACCAGACTCATACAGAGTCAGCAGTTCTTCGCGAACCGCATCTAAACGGCTGAGAAGAGTTTCCATCTTCTTCTTCTTGATCACTTAGTTCTAATGTAGTCCATAACCTTTCAAAAAAAAATTTCCAATTTAGTTCATTCAAATTAAATAATAGTCCACCGTCAGCATTAACAATTTTGTTTGGAAAATGTACAAAAGCTAATCTACTCCTTAAAAATCTCCATTTGTCATCCTCTAGTAAATTTTCATTTGTTGTGATCAAAAGAGGTGGACAAGTAATTTGCTGTGGATTTTTGTGCTTTAAATCCACACAAATGTCATTGCCATCCAATGCATTTCTCATATTTATATTGATATAATCCCAGCATGGCTTGGTAGCATCATCTATTAGAGCAACCTTACATTTAGCTAGTGGCATTAACCAGAACTGACTGTTATGATTTGTATATGATAAAACAGAGCCCCCCATGAATCTGATAAAAGAGTGTGCAAGCATTGACTTGCCAGTATCTGAGGGCCCATATATTACCATGCAGCTTTTCTTAGGGATGTTTTTCAAAAGTAGTTTCAAGGTTTCTAAGAAATTAGGTATAGAAACCTGCTGAAACTTTAAAAATTCACAAATTATTTTCCAATTACCCTGGCCATCATACATTTTGCACCTCTTATTTATCCAGGCACTAACAGTCATTTCCTTCATTTCTGCCACTTTGTACAAATTTACCATTCTACAACAGTCTTTTACATGTTTAGCTTGGTTGTTACTATTCAGCCAAGCCCGCGCATTTCTATCTTCATCTGCAGATCTAGCATATTCATAAGCAATGGCAGGTTCAGTCAAATGGTTATTATCATAAGCCCATTGAATCATGTCTGCCAAGGAGAAAGTGGTTTCCTCCTCAGTTTGATAGCCCACAGCTGTGGCTTTTCTCAACCATTCAGGCATCTCGCCATAAATGGTTGTTGCAGGATTAAAGGCTCTTTTAAACCAATATAAGCAAGCTGGTATACTTCTAAGTTTAGGGGGTTGCGTTAGAATTTGATAATCCTCTACTTGCAACAAAGTTTTTACTAAATTTATCACAGTTTTCCTACTTTTGTTCGCCTTAAAAGATACTAGCACCAAGCAAAGCAAGCCAGATTCATGCATATGCAAGCACATATTGTAATAGTCACAATGCTGTATAAACAATGTCTTAAAAGCTTCATACAGATTTTCTATAACATTAAACACAGCAATAACCCAGTACCCAGCACAAGTTTGATCATTTTTAAAAGCTCTAGTCAACTCAGTAAAGCTAATACCAGTAATGTGCTTAAACCTAGCTAGTTGCGTCGCGCGACGGTTACTGCTTTTCAAAATGTCTAGTAAATAAGAGTTGTTGTGCTCTTGCACAACAGAGTCAACAGAGTCCTGCGGGGCTACCTGAGATGGTGGTTCTTCAATATAACTTGAAGCTTCATTTTGCCCACTCAAATCCACCCCGCTGTCATTTTGAGGATCAAATAGCCGTCTTTTTGCTTTTTGAGACCTTGGAGATATTTCTATATTAGCCAGCCGTGGACTAATTTCTATTTCCAGTCTTTCCTCAGGGCTTCCTAAATACTTTCGTTTTAACACAGCCAATTCCTGTTGATGCTGCTCCCCCTCTTGCTGATGAAACAATTCTCTGGAATTTCCCTGCTCTACTAAAGCATCATCTATTAAATTAGACAAGTCTGAAAACTCAGAATCAGCTGAAATTTCTTCACTTTCATCCACATTTTCGTCACTATTATTTACATCAGATTCTCTAACAATAAACCAATCCCCATTTATACCTTGGTTAGCCATTTTAAAGATGATTTCTCTGGCAAACCGCGCAAATCAAATCAAAGTCGTCAAGAAGAAGCTGATGAAAGTTTTGAATCTGTCCCGCCGAGGCTTTCACAATAAGCTTTAAAGGGTTTTTGCAATGACCACATTCAATGAGTATCTTATAAAAGTGTTTCGGCTCCACCTCTTCCTCTATATCATCTATCTGCTCATGACACTGCAAATTTGCAATGTCTGGTTGCTCTTGAAGTACTATATCATGAAGAGTGCAGCTCGTCCCAATCATGCTTACACTTAAGACAGCGACCCTTCCACCTATAGCTAATGCAATGAAAAGGCTCGTATCTTTCCACCTGTTTAATCTTTTCCAAAAAATTTAGAGGCTTGAAACACCTGTAGCAGCGAACTTTCATGCACAACAATCTCCGTCCAGTATATATCTCAACATCCACCCCAAACATAGAAAACATATACTTAGTACTACACTCCAAATAACCTGCATGAATACAGCAACGTTTACAGGCTCCATAAGGTTCCCCCCTTTTCCATATTAGCTGTAAATCAGCCTCCTCAAAATGAGTACAATCACTAATAGTTAAATCTCCCCTACAAAATACACATTTTAAATATACCGCCTCGTCGCTAGGGCTCAGAGACTCTATGAGCTCTGTGATGGTCTTCGGTTGCGAAGCCATCTGAGTTTCTCTGAAAACCGCGGTTTTTATACACAT